TTGCTCCTATTTTCTATTTAGTGACGCTTAGTCTCTAAATCCCATTGTGTTGCCATCAAAGGCCTTGCCTACATCATTTGATATTTTCATTGCAGCATCTATATCTTTTTGCTTTGTAGATACTGGCTCTACTCCCTGCTTTAATGCAGACCAGTAAGAATCTAATTCTTTGTTATCTTTATTCTCTTTGTCTTTATCCCAACCTTGTCTAGTTGGAAAACATCCTGCGAACATTGGTGAGTTCTGCTTTATACATTCACCGTATGATTGGTGATCTTGAGTCTTACAGCTTGATGTACAGTTACTCATTGCTCCTCATAAATTGGTGTTAGGTAATCGCCATATCCTTTGGATGCCATAAAGTCACCCTGTTCGATACTAATGCTATAGACGTGACCACCGAGGAAGTAGTAATCAGCATCTGCTAAAGTGTTTTGATACGGATATAAAGTTTCTTCAACTTCTCCGTTGTTAATAATTAAAGTTACTCCACGAGCTATATCAGTTAAGAACGGGTTAATAGGACCCGAAGATGTTCCACCTGTGATTGGTCTACCAGCAAGACGAGAATATTTATCAGGCCAAGGTTGACCTGCTCCCCAAGTCTGGTATTGCCAAGGTGTGGTTATTGAATAACCTACTAATACTTGTGGCATAACTTCCTTTCTAAGTGATGAGAGGTGGTTTGACCCACCTCCCACCGAACGGTTTTATTAGCCGTTTGTTGCAGCAGATTCCACACGGTAGATAGCTGCTTGACGAAGTAGAGACCATCCGCCGAAGTAGTACCAACCGATTGTGTGGTAACGACGCAACGCATCGATTTGAGGTCCGATAATCGTAGAGATATCTTGACCTTGCGCTTCTGCAAGCGCTTCACGTCCGGCAATTACTGCCTTGTAAACGTTAGTTGTTCCATTTGATGCGTAAGGAACGCGAGGTGTTTCAACAATGAAAGCACCTTCAATTACGCCAACAGCACCAGCGACGAACGGAGTGCGATCAACGAACTTAGTTAGGTCCTGGAATCCACCAGTTCCTGTTTCAGCACGAAGGTCAGCAGTCTGACGTGGGTGTAGGTATCCTGCATACAGTTCGCCAATACGAGGCAGAGCCTTGTTTGTACGAAGTTCAGTTACAGCCTGACGGATGTCAGATACTGTGATTAACTGAGTTGCAGTGATTCCTGCTGTGTTGGTTGCTGTTCCTGCATAGATTGCGTTTGAGCCTGCTGTTAAAACAGAGGCTACAACAGAATCGATAGAGTCTGCAGCGTTATAAGCGATGATATCAGCAAGTGCTGCATCTACATCGTTGAAAGAAGTTAGGTTCAACTTCTTAGTTGTTGTTACGGCTGAGCCGTACTCTTGAAGTGTTACTGTAACCTGGTTTGGGTTACCTAGAGCAATAGAAGAAACATCTAGTGATTCTGTCAAAGTTGAAGTAGCTTGTGCTAAATCAGAATAGATTGAGAATACAACTGATGATCCTGGCATTGCCTGTTGAACAGGTTTGACATCTGCAAGCGCTCTCATTACTGGAATGGAACGTAGTGCCATACGAACGTATTGATCATACGCGGTCTGGACTAAATTGCTGATGGCAGAGGTACCTGTTAACGTACCTTGTGGTAGTGCCATTTAGGAATTAACCTTTCGGATAGAAGTTATAACCCTGATTGGCGTATGACTTCGTCCAACTCTTCCTTGCTGTTGGTATTAAGAATCTTTCTTAGCATATCATCTGATGAATCAGGAGTTAATCCGGAGTCAACAGCGCTATTCATCTTCTTATACGCAGCCGCTTGAGCTGGGTCTACGACCTCTTGGGTTGGTTCAGCAGTTACACCAAATACGTCACCGTATTCGTTTAACCACTTAGACAAAGACTCCTCAGTTGGGTCTATGTCCGAAGGAATGAAAGAAGCAATTTTCTTATTCACTCCACGAGCTTCGAGGACATCTTTTATAGCTCGTTCTCTTTGTGCTTTGGAAAGTCCGTCAAACTGGGCTTTTAGTTCAGCTAACTCTTTTTCCTTTTGCTTGTTTGCTTTACGCAACTGTTTAACGAGATCATTATTCTGACTAAAATCCTGTGTAGAATCGTCATCTTCATCCTCGTAGTCGAAATTGGACATTGTCCATCTCCCATTCTGTTTGTAGTTTCGCGGACCTCATATAGATTTGGGGATTTCCATATGGCTTCCGCTCCTGGTGTTTGTTGTCACTCTAACGGACCAGTCGTCCCGTTAGCAGGCCTAGTTGTTTAGAAAGCGCCAGCTCCTGGTGCTCCGTATTGCTGGTAATTTCCAGCACGATCTCTACTTAATGCTCCACTACCTGCGCCAGATGAACCACCAAATGATGCGGTCTCTAATTGAGATAAACGCTTACGCTTCTTAGCGGCTTCTGCAGAGTTTGCAAGATTAAATATTTCTTGTTCTGCTTGTGTTTGAGTATAAGGAGATTCTTGGTAAATCTCTGAAAGTTTTTCACCGGTAGGTAAGAACTCTGCAATAGCTCCGTAACCTTGTTGTGCTTGACCTTTAGTTACGCCATATGCGGCTAATCCTTCAGCAGCAGTCTGACTTGTTCTAAGTCCTGCACCAATTGCTGCTCCACCAATTTCAGCAGCAGTTACCTTACGTTTAATATCAGTAAGTGCCTTAGTTGGATCAAGGGTATAAGCCAAGATATCGCCATCTGTAATGTCAGGATAGAAAGATCTAAGTGCTTGTTTGATTTCTGGGTTAGCGTTAATAACGCGAGACTGTGCAGTCATTACCCGATCTTCTAATTCAGTAGCAGATACATCATTAGCAAGTAATTTTTCAAATCCTTCTTGACGACCTAGATCACCTTTAGCATAATAAGATGCTGGCAACCCATAATTACGCATAATGTTCTGGTATTGATCTTCCATACCAAGATACTCTTTTTCGCTAAGAGGAGTTAAACCTTTAGCAAGACGATCAGCATTAGCGGCAAACCTTTTTTTATAAGGTTCAGTTTGACGAAGCATAAGGGTTAGTTCACCTGATGAAGTATCGTCTGTAATTAAAGCCTTTAAAGGTTCTACTAAAGAAGAAAGACCATACAAAGCAAATTGTGATAATAGTAAATCGTATGCTGAATTTTTACCAGTATTAGTATAATTATATGATGCACCAGGAACATCTACAAACTGAACTCCCGCTGCTTCGGCTAATGCATCTGTTCTTTCTTTGCCATATAATTTAGATAATTCAATTTGTTCAGGTGTTAAACCACCGTATTTATTCATTCCAGTTGCACCGGCTATTGCAGCTTGTGCTTCCTGTTGTAGTTGAGCGGGTGTTTTGGCAATTCCACTAACAGGGTCGTATGTTCCGCCAGGATTAGCCATTGCAGCAATTTGTGCATTAACTGATTGAGCTAATTTAGCAGTACCACTAAGAGCTTGTGAAAGAATTGGTTTACCTTTTTCAAGGGCAGCAGCAGCCTTGGCTTCAGCAGCAGCCTTTTTTTGTGTAGCAGCAGCATTAGCTGCTCTAGCAGCATCTATTGATGCTTGATTAGTTACTACTTTATCTGCCATTATTTAACCAATCTGTGTGTAATCATCATTACGCTTGGAATCCAAAGTCTTGTAAAACTCTAAGAACTTTATCGGAAACTTCCGCTTTAGCATTATTGGTATATTGCCAACGAGGATCCTTCTTTAATGCTTTTCTAAATTCATACAAAGGCATTTCTTTATCAGGGCCAATAGCACTTCTAAGAATAGAATCATTAAGATCAATATTAGTACTAGGTATTTCTAACAATGAAGCCATAGTGTTTTTATATGGAGCATATATAGTTTCTAAATCAGTTCCATTTGCAAGCATTTTTTTAACACTATCAGGCATACCGTTACCAGCAACATTACGGATATCGTTTTTAATAACGGCAATATCCTTACCGTTACGAATATCGTTTGCGTAAGATGCTAATTGATCTGCACCTAAAACAACACCATTAGCCCTTGCTACTGATTGTAAACTTTGAGTAGTTAAAGTATCTTTGTCTTTTTTCTTTGCAGCAAATTCTGGAAGTTTTTGAACCTCTTGAATTAAGAACTCTGTTGGACTTCCAAGTCCTCCAGTAGTAACACCATTAACAGTCTTTTTAGGACTCTTTCTTTCTGCTTTATTTAATATGTCACTAAACTTTGCTATTTCATCAGCAGTTGGATCTCTTTCAAGAAGAGACTTAAACACACTTCTAACAAAATAAGCGGCTTCAGTAGGATCTGAAACGTTAATAGTTGGGACGTTACCGGTGCCAGTAGTAGATCCAAATCCTGGAATTGTAGGACTTGCTATAAATGTACGAAGATCTGTTCCTCGTAGATTTGTAGGAAGACCACCGCGAGCAGTATAGATAGCTTCAATAGCTGCTTGGGTTTTTACCCAATCAGTAAGACCGCTAGTGCCACCTTTGTAAAAGGCAGGAAAATTCTTTTTAAGATCCTTTTGAACGTCAATTAACATTTGTGCATTTGCAGGGTCAGCAAGAGTATCTCTAAACTGAGTGTAGTTGTTTAATTGATTTTGATCTATTACGTCAGATTGTTCTGCTGCATTTTTAGCGGCAAGATCTTCTTCGGCTTTTTTGTTTTGTGCTCGTAATTCTTCTACGGTTAAACCTAATTTAGCGGCTTTAAGAGCTTCTTCGTTACTTCCTTCTTCGCTGACTACTTTAGATTTTTCTACTGCAGCATTAACTATTAATTCTAAAGCATTATATTCTGCTTGTTTAGCATTTACAAGTTTACTAGCTTCTGTAAATTTTGCTAATAATTCTTTACCTTTAGTACTTTTAGGATCAGGTTTCTTTAACAATCCACCTTTGCTTTGTTGCTCTGCGATAGATTGTTGTTTTTTAAGGTTGGCTAATTCAGCTTTAAGTTTGTTAAGTTGTTGCTGTTGTTTTTGTAAAGTAGTAGCCAATTTAATCTCCTAACAATCTGCCAAATATAACATCGTATACTGCCTTAGTATTTTCGTTGTATTCAGATAATGACCTTAATTGAATAATGGTATCCTCTTTCAACATTTTAATTATATTTTGATTACCACCAAATTGATCATAATCTGCTCGTTCTGTTTTATATCTCTTATATACATCAGACATCTCTCTAAGTTTTGCTTCAGTTCTAGGAGCAATATTTAGATTTTGTGCAAGCATATTATCTAACTCATTTAAAGTACTTAAACGATCAATAGCCTTTTGGCTGCCTTGAGATAACTCTTCAGCTACTAACGGACGACCTGCAAAAAACACAGATTTCCATTGGTCAAATTCTTTGCGTAGTTCAGTACGCTCAAAATCTGCGGCTGAGTTTTGTAATGAATTATCATACTGATCTTTACGTCGGTAATAAGTCTGAAGATCTGATGCAGTTTGAACTTCTCGTAGGTAATCATCTACTCGCTTGTTATAGGTCATACCCATATCTTGCATAGTTTTGTATGTGTCCCAAGAGAAACCGCTCTTGTGAGGAATCAAGAAAGCACCAGCAGCAGGGAAGTCTTCAAATAATTGTTTGTTTTGTTCTACAAAGTAACCCGCTTCTTCAGCATAACGAAGAGGAGCAATTGATCTACGCTCTGATTCAGTAACGGTATATGGAACTTGGTTAGGATATAACTCTACCCATTTAGCCATAGCATCATCTACGTTTGGATATTCATTGCGTAGGTTATTCCAAGCTTGTTTCCAACTAGCACGACCATTATCGCTGATCCATTGCGCCATATCAGACTTTAATTGAACTTGTGGTGAAGCAGGTGCAAAGAATCCTAAAGCAAAGCGAACTCTAAGCACACCAAGTGTGGTGTTCTTAACTGCTAATCTATAAGCTTCTTGCTCAGCATTAGTAGGTGGTATTAAAACGCCAGCCTCATCGTACTTCTTTGGAAGTCCGTGACCGGAAGCCTCAAGATAGGTAACAGCCTTACGCCAAGCTGATGCGTATTGTGAATTACGCTCATCAGTATTCATAGCACCAAGGAAACGGTTAATATGTGCAGGCATTAATGCTGAAAGTACAGGTTGATCTACAGCATATCTACCCATAGCGTAACCTTTAATGGTATCTGCTGCTTCTTTGTCTTTAAATCCAATTAAAGTTGTAATTACTTCCATACTAGCACCAGCAATTGGACCGGAAAATGTAGGAACTATTGAATCTGGGTTTAAAGATGGTGTTAACATCTTAATATTTGCACCAAACTCTATAGGAAACGGAGTCTTAAACTCATTTCCAATACCTAAACCTGATAATGCGTTTTGTATTGCATTATATACAGGGGCAACACCAGGGTAAACAAAGTAATCATTACCTTGATCATCCTTTTGTACCCATCCTGAGTGCGTTACACCTTCATATGTAAGGGCTGCTTTAACAAGAGCCTCTGGATTGTAACGAACAACCCGATACATACGGCGATAGAAGTCTTCAGTAGCACGATAGAACCGTGCAAAGTTACGAGAAGAAAAAGCAAGTTGAGATCTTATTAAAGGATTGTCTACATACTGTGTAATTTGGCTAATTGCTCGTTCTTCAACGGCAGTAGCAAGTGCAACTTTGGCACGTTCAGTAACAATAGCAATACCGGCTGGGTTATTTGGATCCATATCTTTAATATGTGCTTGAATCCACTTTTCTTCAAATCCGGTATCCCGCATTTCTCTGCGGATTTTTACCATTTCTTGAAGAACCATAGGTTGACGAGACATACGGGCGTTTGCTTGACCAAGCCAAGTCCACCCATTTGTAAATACACTAGCAGTAATTCTATCTGCTTCTACTGCTGGTACTAATGTAGGTCCTACAATTGCAGCGGGAATATCAGCATCGTTAGTAGGCATATCATCAATAGATAATCTACCTTCTACTTTCCAATTGCCAGCTTTGTCTTGGACTCTAATTTTATTAAGAAGGTCCATATTTACATTACCGTCACGCTTAACAAAATGCGCTTTTGAGCGATTAAAAACAAGATTAAGAAGTTCTTCTTGGCCCATATCACCATTGGTTAATTGAGCGTCTTTTAAATATTGTTTACCTTGTTTAGTGTTTAACCACACACGAGCCTGAGTTAAAAATTTAGTTTCATCATCAAGGTTAGCAACAGCAATTTTACCTAATTCGTCATTAGCATAATAACCAATACGAGACATCCAAGTAAACATAGATGCTTCATCTTGGGTAGATATTGCTTGAGGAACAAATGCTCGCTCACCAGGTTTTTTAACATAACTAACATCAGGTGCTTTGATTTCAAGAGCGTGAACTCTTACGCCTGTTTTTTTAGCTAAATCTTGAGCACGGCTTACATAATCAGTAGCACCGCTTGCAAAGTTAGAAGCGCTTTCAGATACAACACCTAATGTGTTCTCAAGATCGCCGTATCTTAATTGCTCTGTAAGTAAATCAATTTCATCTTTAGCCATTGGATCTAAGCCAAGTTTTTCACGGTAACGATTAATACGTCCCTGTGTTAAAGTACGGGCAAATATCTCACGAGTCTGACCAGTAAGGCCGCCTTTAGTTATATATTGAAGTTCTTTAATTTTTAATTCAATATCTGAGGCGTCTATTGGATCTTTTGTGGATTTAAGTTGTTGTTTTAATTTAGATATTTCTGTTGTTGCATCATCAAATTTAGTTTTTAAAGCAGTAAGTTCTACGGCAATATTATCTACTTCTTTTTTATTTACTAAGCGCATAGCAAGACCAAGTGGGTTATCAGACCAGCTAACTTTACCCTCTGCTTTTTTAGCACCGGCTAAGAATGTGTTAATACGAGTTGAAAGAACCCTGTTCTTAGCAATTCCCCAAACAGACTCACCAATAGCAATATTAAACATTAAGTCTTCACCTGCGTTACGAAGAGCATAACGAGGTCCAGCAAGAGTTAAGAATGACCAAGCACTAACTGCTTTTTCAGCAAGTTCAGTATTAGGTATACCCATCATCTTTTGGAATAAACCATTGCGAGATGCGGCACGATCTAAGTCTTTTAAACTAGGTGCTGATGCAAAATTACTAAAGTCTGAAGGTAGCGCACCTTTATCACGAAATGCGTCATCTAAACCATATAGGGCTTGAGACTTACCAGTAAGGTAACGAACAATTTGTTGACCAGGTTGGGTAGCGTTTAAACCACGAACTTCTGCAACTGTTCCCCAAAGACCATAATATAAAGATTTCTTTTTACCAACTTCTTCTATGCTATCAAATGCCTCAGCCAATAGCCTAGATTCACGTCTAGGCATAATTCCAATTGCTATACGATAAATTTGAGATGAAGCATCTGCTGCGGTAACGTCAAATACATCGTCTTTAAATAAAGGGGCAATTGCAAATTTTGCTTTAGCCCGATCAAGACGTTTTTGAATATAAGAAGTTGAGAAACGAGCAACATCTTTAAAGTTTGTAGATGCTTTAACCATATTAACAAATACTTCATTACCGTCAATAATAGTTTTAGCAATACCATCAGCATCAGTTGCTCCGCCATACCATAGGTCATCTACTAACTTAGGTCCTACGGCATCAATATTAAATACTTTACGACCTGTAGTAACGGCAGCGATACGAGCTTGACGTAATGGATCCATACGAGGAAGGATTATTCTTTGACGACCAATAGATCCTTGAAGCATTGTGTCTAATTGTTTAGTGTTTTCAAAAAATGCTTGGGCGCTTTTAGCATCTACTACTGGGATATCTGCTTTAATTAAAGCTTGTTGAACAGCAGTTCCAAGTTCTGGAGCCATAATTTCTAAATCTTTTTTAATCCTCAAGATCTCTTCAGGATTTTTAACAACACTAGATTGTGCTTTAGCAAGTTCATCTAATTTAGGACCATAACTATCCCAAAATTTAATAACGTTAGTTTTAGCAAAAGTCTCAGCAACAGCACCTTTACCTACTACTACCTCAAGAGCATACTTACTTACATCGACAGCTCGTTTTGCTTTACCAGCAACAAGTAATGGGTCTGCAAGGATTCTATATGCAGCATCTACTGTACCTGATAGGGCTTTATAGAAAAAGCCTGAACCTTCTAATTGACTAGGTAAAACTAAGTTAGCAACAAATCTGCCTGGAGAATATTTAGCAGCATTGACATCATCTAAAGTATCTTGAAAATTAGCGCGGGCTGCTTTAACGTTTTCAGTAAGAATACCTGGAATATTCATTTGGTTTGGATCTGCCAACATTAAATACTTTTGTTGTTCTGGTGTAGCAGATTTCATAATCTCTTCAGGTTTTTCGCCAGAAGCAATACGGGTCGCAACATCTACTGCATCTTGACCCCATTTAGTTTGAGCATCAGCAATACGACCTGGGCTAAATACTTTATCGCCTTTATCGTTTGCTATATCCCAAGCACCACCAGCACCAAGAGGTGCTACACCTTGGTCTACTGCAATTAAAGCGGTACGAGCAACTCGTGTAGAAAAATCTGATACGTTACCTAAGCCAGCAAGTGTTTTACTGCCTGCATAACCAATAGCGTTAGCAACGGCACCGCCTGTATAGTGCCAAGCAGTTCCAAAAAAACCACGATTAGGTTTAATGGTTGGATCTTCATTACCAAAGTTTTGAATTAAAGATGCTTGTTGAGCAGGAGTCTTTTGATTGTAGACTTGATTAGCTACATCGGCAGGTAGATTAGAAAGTTCTTTATGAGCAGCAAGTGCTTTATTAAAATCATCAATTTGTTTTTGTTGTGCCGGTGTTAATCCTGCAGCTATTCCAATTGCTTTTAGATTCTCAGCCACTAGTTACCTCGCGCTAGAGCATCCTGATACAAAATAGCAATTGAACCGTCTGTGTCATAAGGCAACATTTGTGCTAATGTATCTGATAATTTAACTGATGACTTACGCATCATAAGCGCTGAAGATCCTGCACCTGCTCCTGCGTCGATACCATTAGTGATTGGTTCAGTTGGACGTTCAGTTGGCGCAAACAATGGGGTTACTTCACCCATAGATGTTGCTGCTTGTTTTACTTCTGATGCCGGTGCTGGGCGAGTATCTGGAGTTGTTGCTAATGGTGTGCTTTTATTTACAAAACTTGCTGTTTCTTTTTGCTCGCCATATGCGTTAGCTGGCATACGATCTAAACGTTTTGCGTATTTACCTGGACCTGATGCTCCTTTAATTGGATTAACTGAGTCTTCAAGCGCCATCTTGGTCCTCCTGTATCTTCTCTAAATCGTTAGCAAAGTCTTCCCAAACTTTCTTGACTTTGGTTTCTCTATTCGCATTATAAACTGTTAATTCTAAAAATTCTTCTGTTAGCACTACAAAACTTTGTGCAATGTTATTAAAAAATCCTGCAAGTACAACTAATACATCTGCGAGATGAATCGGACGTGGTACAAAATCTTTATTGTTATCCACGCCCGACCACCTATCTAATAATTGATTAGCCCTTTTTTACTTTGTTTCCTTTACGAGCTGCTGCTGTGTAGCCGAAATATGTCTTTCCGCCTGCTGGCTTAGAAGTATCCTTCTTGCCCTCAACTGGCTTTGACATAGGAGCTGATGCTCTTGATCCTTTGTTCATTGTTCACCCCCTTTACTTTATGCCGCGCCGCCGATTGAGGCGAGCAATGATGCAATGTCAGGTCTACCAGGAGCAGGGGCCGCACCGCCAGATTGATCTGGAGTAGGCTGCGAGGCAGGAGCGGGGGCCGCACCTGCTACCGGCATTTGAGGCAACGGGGTTGCCTGCGGTTGTGGTTCAAGCATAAATGCCTTCTCCACAATATTTTCAATCTGCATACCTTTTTGCCGTCCCTGAATTACTTCGGCAATGCGGCTAATGATCTGTGAAGGATCTTGTCCTTGTGCTGCTAATGCTGGAATTGCTTGAGCATATTGTGCTACAGCAACTCTTAGTGCATCACGCATTTCTTCAATATCAACTTTTTGTTCTTCTTGAGTAACGTTAATCTCAACGGGAATCTCACGGCGTACATAGTCACGAGATACCAATTTGTCAGAACGCATTTGTAGTAATGCAATAACTGCACGGTTAGGATCTAATCCTGACATAATTCCGTAACGAACATCTACAGTGTAATCACCATTGATAGCACGGGCTGGAACATATTTCATTGTGTACGGAGTACCGTCATCAATTCCGCGAATTTCTTTTACTTTGTTACCAAATAGTTTTTCATCTGCCTCAAAGCAAATGCTAACTAACTCAGCAAATACTCTAGCGAACTGTGCTTGTGCTGCTTTGATCTGTGTATCAAATCCAGCTTGTAGTGCTTGAACTCCGCGACCTGTAACAACGGATGCGTCTAGTTGACCAGAACGAGATTCTGGATAACGAGCACCCATACGAAGTTCACGCTCTAATACGCCTGACTCTTGGAATACTCCAACAGGAAGTTCTAATGGAACACGGCGGATAGATTGTGGATTGGATGAACGCATAATCGCGTCTGGTCCAAGGGCAAGTTCTTGTACATCTTGTGGAATAGCAATAGGTGCTTGGATAGATTTTTCAGCAGCTTGGATCTGTAGTACTGCAAAGCGAGCACGGGCTAACTGAACTGCTAGTACATCATCAAACTGTCCACGAGCTTCACCATCGATAGATGGACGGAAAGCAACACGAGCCATACACTTTCCAATTGGATTAGGTGTACGGGCTAGAACTAAATCTTTACGCTCTGGTAAGTAGATTACATCTTGATCTTTATCGTGGTAGCGAATTAAAGAAAGATATGGAGAGCCTGGTGTAAAGGTGTTCTTGTTTAAAATCTGATCAGCAAACTCTGGATATAGTG